GTGTTCGCCGGCGCCCTACGGGAAAAAACGCACCAACGAAATTTCATGGTCGGGAACTTCTAACGTCATTTCGGCAAATTTTCCATACGAATCGACCACAACCGCCACCATGACAGCGTTCACCTGCCCGCCGCCAATCTTGACTGCGACCGTGCGCCCAATCTCCTGGTCGAACGCTCCCGGTGCGAACCTGGTTGCTTCGTCGGTGTGTATGCGGAACTTCATCCTCACAGCGTGTGCCCACTTGCCGTGGCCATGATGCACACGATCAGCAGCCATAGCTCGAGCACGCGCATGAGTGAGGCGAACACGTACCAACGCGCTTTCACCGGACACCCCCTAGATAGTTATCTAGCTTCACCAGCGTGTTCCTCTCTTGGGATGTGGGTCGGGTTTCGCGTTCGGGTCGCCTATGGCCAGGTTGCAGGCGGTACACGCGGCGACCAGGTGATCCGGGTCGTCGCCCGTGACGGCTCGCCCGTGCGTGTGGTGCGCCGTCTCAGCCATAGCGGTACATGTGTGTGGTGCGGCGGACGACCGGGCACACCACCCCTCCTGGTGTGCCCGGCATTTCCACCCGTCACGGCCGAGCACGTAGGCGCGTACCTTGCGCCACGCTGTTGTTGACCCGCCCGCCCATGACCTGCTCATGACTAGATGAACACGCCCAGTCCGACGCTCTTAAGGTGCTCGAGTCCGGCGTGTGTAGCGATTGCGGTTCTCTGGCCAGGCATGGCCCAGCCGCGCCGCTCGAGCTCTCCGACTAGATCCGTCACGTCCTGTACGCGATGCCACAAATAGCGCTCCTTGTGGCGTGAGACTTCCTCGAGCGCCACGCCGACCAACAGCGTGTTAAGCGTGTTGCTCGGTGCGGGTGGATCGCTCTCTAGATCAGCGCGCACCAACAGCCCCATAACCCCGTTCAGGACGGTCGGGAACTCCGTACCCATAGGGTCAGCCGTGGCAACCAACCATGCGGCCATACCGAGCGTTTCGGCGACGGTCATGGGCCCGTCAGGCGGGTCCGCTATGGCCACGTACCCGCCCACGACGGAATAGACGCCGTACTGGTTGTCGCCGGCCGCTACTGCTGTTCTAGCCATTCCTGCTCCAATCTTCGCTATTACGCCTCTGACGTGGGTTTTCGTCGTGGCCCAGCGGTACGCGCGCCACACCAACAGTCCGACGATGAAGCCGCTCATGGTGACCGTGAAGCCGATCAGCCAGAACGCGGGATTATGGCTGGTCACGGCTGGCAACACCTGTAGTCGCCGCATTTGATTGCGACGTAGTACCCGTCTTCATCGACGCTCAGGTGCGGCGCCGATTGGTAATGCTCGGCGTCGCGGATGTGGTCGGTTCCGGTGACGGTGACGCCGGACGGAGCAGCCGAGCATCGCGGGCAGTCCAGCTTGCCTGGCACGACTGTTCGCCAGTCGCCGGAAATGGTCGTGTCGACTAGCTCGGCAACGAGGTCCGCGCCGCACTTCTCGCACGAACCTAGGTGCTCGGGGACAGGTTCGGGATTCGTGGTCGCCGCTTCGGCCGGCGGCGGGCCCGGCGTCGGCGTGTATGCGGTGACGACGACCGACCAGCCCAACCAGAAACCGAACGCCATCGGGCGCGTCAGGTGGCTCGAGTCGGTCAGCTTCAACGCCGTCGACCACTTCTCGAGATCTCCCGCGGTGTCAACGTCGATGTACATGGTCGGTTCGGTCTGCTCGAGGAATTCGAGCCAACGCGGCACGGGCAGGTTCTGCGCAACGATCATGTGGGAGATCTCGCCGAACACGAACCGGCGTCCGAATCCGGTCACGGGGTAGTGGGCGCGGGTCTTCATCGGCAGTCCTGACAGAGTGGGTTGGCGTTGGGTCCGTACTTGCGGGTTGGGCGTGAGCACCGGGCGCACGGGCCCGTTGTGACGCCGGTCGAGAGGTTGCCGTGTTCGGTGAGCGTCCAGCCGTACAGGGTCACGGCGTCGGTGATGACCGCTCGTCGTAGGCGCATGACCTTCTGGTGTACCTCGGTCGCGTCGGCGTAGGCGTTCTTGCGGCGGATCTGCTGGTGTAGTCCGGGCATGGGCGCTCCTGTCTCGGCAGACGGCGGGTCACTTCGACTTGTCGGCGTTGCGCTCGAGCTCGCGCATGACGTTCTTGGGGATCTTCTGGCCTATCGCCTTGTACGACTCTGGGTCAGTCCCGCGCCCGCGCTTGCTGTCGTCGGTGTTGCCGACTGGATGATCTTTTGCCATGTCTACCTCCGTAGGTTGGTTGTGCCATCGTAGCTCCGTTCCGTTGTTTGTGAAGTGTCATGTTCCTGACTCTGACCATGTGCCCGTCGTAACTTTGTCCGGTTTTGAGGTAACCCCGTCGATGGGAGTGAGAGAGGGAGCGCCCCGCCCCTGACCGGATCGTGAGCGTGCAGGCTTGATCCGGTCAGGGGCGGGGACGTGTCAGCCGTCGACGGTCGGTCGGTCGGTCGCTTGACGCCGCGCGAACCATTACGAGCGCGCTAGGGCGGGGTGTGTCGGACCTCCATGCGGCCGGCGTCATGTGCTGACGTGCCGTCCGGCTGCAACCGCTCTGCGCGGTTCACGCTGGGCCTACCGTGTACGCCCATGGGTCGCCCCATGGGTCAGGACGTGATTGGGTCTCGACTCCAAGACCGGAATTGATAGATCATTTACGCGCTCCGGTTAGACGCGGGACGTTGTTTTGGCCGCTCGAGGCGGGCCCCGCGGTTGCTACCTGACTCCGCGGTTGGCCAGACGCCATCGGGGATGGCGTCGGCTCGGGGTTCCCGGTACCCTTGCCCATGAAATTGTGTCTCGGCAGACACGAAGTTACATCGCCCGGCCTTGCGTGACTAGTCCCCGCAGGCCGGGCAACTTCGTTTCAGCGCACACGCGGTATCACCCACGTAGCGTCGTTGGGCCAGTGTTTGAGCGCGTAGACGCGCAGGCCACCGGCCGGGACGGGAACGCCAGAGCGAGGCCCGGAAACGCGGTGACGGCCGGCGTACTTGGTGACCAATCTTGACCGTTCGGCTAGCCCGACGATGACCAACAGGCCACATGTGAGCGCGTAGAAGATCAGTAGGTACGTCATGCGTCCGAGCGTACCCACATGCCACGGTTACGTGCTACGGTCGCCGGCATGACCACGGTTCACCGGTTCCATGACAAGCGCCCGACTCGGATCGATCCGGCCGGCAAGACGTACGCGGCGATCATGAAGCGTATGCGCCGAGCGGAGGACAGGTACGCGGAGATCCTTCGGGAGCGCGGTTGGACCGTCAGCCCACCTGAACAGGAGGTTTCGTGACTGCCGAGACGAAACGTTGTGACATGTGCTTTGGTAGTGGCCATGTCCCATCGACGCATTTGGACATGAACGACGTTGGCGCGCTGCTGGTCGAGCTCCGTGACCTGGTGAACAACCGGCAGGCGTTCGGGTTGCAGACGCCCGACCTGCGTACCAGGCTCCGCGCGTATGCGCGTGTGCAATGGCTGGTCGCGCGTATGACCTGGCTCGAGACGGATGCTTTCCTGGCTGGACGCCGGCAAGGCGCGCCGGGAGACCCGACGGACATGGACCGTACCGCGGTGCTACCAGCGGTCAAGTAGGCGAGCGCGGGCGCCTGGTCGCGGAGGCGATGCGGGGCGTTGGCGCAGCAAGACGGGCGGCGTCGGGGATGGCAACCAACCCGACGCCGCCCTTTGCTGTCACTCGGCAGAGCGCGCGTGACTCTCGTCGTTGGTCGCTCGAGCGATCTCCGCAACGGATTCGGCCGACACGGACACGATGGCCGGCACGGTGATACCGCCGGTGAGCATCGCCATGATTTCGTCTACCTTCGCCATCACGTCGTTGACCGCGGCGAGCGCCTGATGTGCGGTAGCGGCGGCTTGGTACGCCTGAGACGTGCCCTCACGCAGCATCGACTCAGCTTTGATGTACTCGTTCTCGGGGTAGTCCTCGCGCTCGGGGATGTTGCGCACCACACCATCGGTGAGCCATACGGCCTTGGACGTGTCCTCTGCGCTCATGATCCCAATCTCCCAGTCCTGAGTCTGGTCATGCGTGCTGTCGAGCACGCTGACGTGCATGTGTTTGTCGTGCGGGTTGTCGCCGTCGTACGTACGCCATACCCACGGTGAGGGCCCGTTCTTACCTGAGTAGATCCGCCGGTTGAAGATGACATAGCTGACGCGCTTGTCTTTTGACAGGCGGATAGCCTCGCTGACCGTACCCATGTCGGCGTTGTGGTTCGGGTCGTGCGTGATGTCCCGCGCGTCCACCTGGTTGTTCGGGTTACCTGACGGCGCCGGCGTCTGCGGGTTGTGGTCCGAGTCGGTCCCCTGGTGGGCTTCGTCGCCGATCGACCCGTCCGACGCTTTCGACCGGTCGGGCGCGGCGTGGTCGATCTGCTCGAGCAGCTTCTCTAGCCCAAGGTCTACTACCCATGCCATGCGTTACTCCCCTCTGACCTTCATGTCCCAGTCTCGCGCGTCGACAGTCACAACGGCGGGGATACTCACGTCGTCTGCGGCCGGCACGTGCTCGAGCGTGGACGGCATCGGCGTCATACTGGCCAGCCGGTGAGCCAACGCCAGCGTTTCGCGCCGGTCCCGTTCCATGATGTCGAGCATCCGGCTTGCGTTGCCGTTGGTGTTCTCGCGGACCGCGTTGGTCTGCCCGGCGACGATACCGAGCCCAGACAGGATGGCCAGCCCTACAGCCACGAGCGCAGCCGTGTCGTTGCCGGTGAGCCCTAGCGCGGTGATGGCGGCCAGGAACGCCACGACGACGACGGCGGTCGGCCATGAAAGGTTGCGCATCGGTCTCCCCTTTTATCGGTTTGCCGGTAACGGTAATTCGTTAAAAGCGAGCCGCCGCCCCCGGCGGAAGTAGGGGCGGCGGCTCGTTCCGCCGGCGGCGGCTCGCGGTAGTCGCCGGCGGAAGTTAGGGCGGCGGGTCAGTAGTAGATGTCCACGATCACGATTCCATCGGCGCCCGCCCCGCCGGCCACGGCGGACTGCGATATCTGCAGGTATCCGCCGCCGCCGCCGCCGCCGTACCCGGACGTTGGGGCGACGCCGGCGCCGCCGCTACCGGCGACGCTGACCCGTCCGGACGGTCCCAGTTGCGAGCGTCCGCCGTGACCGGGGAGCGATATCGCCGCTGCCGTTCCGGGGATGCGGATAGCAGGGAAGCCCACTTCACCGGATATGAGCAGGTCCCCGGTAGTACCAGCCCCGGCGGTTCCGCCGTTGATGGCGTCGACGGTCGTACCGGCGGCGCCGCCCTGTCCGCCGGCGCCGGCGGTTGCGACGCAGTGTGTACCGAAAGAGCTCGAGCCGCCGGCGTTACCGTCGTTGGCGCCCGCCGCCGCCGCCGTCCCGCCGCCGCCCACAGTGACGGTTTCGTTAGTGGCGAGTGAGGCGGCAAGGATCCACTTCTCCGCGTACCCGCCGCCGCCGCCGCCGGCGCCGCCCGCCGCTTGTGTGGCGGAAGTTGTGGCGGCGGAACCGCCGGCGCCGCCCGCCCCCTGTACCCGGACCTTGACCGCACGCAGCCCCGGATAGGTGGCCTTGCTGAACGTGCCGGAACCGGTGAACCTGACCTGTTGGTTGAACCAGTACGAGCCGGCCGGGTTGTTCAACAGGTCGGCGTCTAGCGTGTCGCCGGCAACGAACGCATCGCTCATGACCGTGCCTCTCTCACAACGCCACTACGGGCGGGTCAACGACTTGGATGGGCGTACCGATTGTGTGCGTCTTGACGACGCCGTTGACCGAGCGGGTCACGGTCATGACCTGAGTCAGGCCGGTACCGGTCAACGCGGTCACGGTCATACGTTCCCCACCGACCATCACGTCGAACGGGAACGCGGAAGCGTACGTGGCCGAGTCGATCCACCGGTACGTAGTAGAGATCACGTCCATGCCGGTCTCTGTCGTGTCCATCGCTTCGTTGGTCTGACTGCCACCCGTGGCGACCCGCGCCGTACCGACAGCGCCCGTGTTGAACGGCCGGTAGGGCACACAGTTCAGCGCGATCGTCCACCGGTTGTTGCCGATCGTCTCGGTGTAGCCCAACACCACCTGGTCAATGTCCTCGGGCGGCAACCAGGATGGCGGGTCGGTGATGCGGATCCGGTCCCCGATGTCCAGTAGTGCGCAGTCTGAGCGCAGCGAAGTCTTACCGGCGAGCTCGAGCGCGGTCATGTCCACGTTGATGACCGGGTACCGCGCTTCGTCCACCGTGCCCAGGTGCACGCGCCATGTCGCCTGCCCTATGCATTGCGTGTCCTCGGCGAGTACCAGGGTCACGTCTTGGGCGTAGCGGCCCACGCCGTCAGGGTCGTCTGACGGTTCCTCAGTGTTGAGCGGGCCCGTGAGTTGTTCGGCGTGGGCGGACGATCCGGCGTAGCGGGTCACGGTCACGTCGTTGACCACGTATGACGTGTCGTCTACCGGGGTGAGCGGTGCGGCCACCTCACCGGCCGCACCGTAGGTCAAGTCAACCACGGGATCCTGGTTGTACAGGCTGCGTCCGGTCCGGTACGCCACGTCCAACAGGTCGCGGGACTCGTACAACACGCCCAGGTCTACGTCGACGGCATCCTGTAGGAGGTCGGTGAACGGGGCTAGGCGTTGGACGCCGACTAGTTGGCTCGGGTCCGTGTCGCCGACCACGGTCAACGTGATGCCCTCTTCGAAACAGACCGCGCCCAGCCGGTTGTATGCGCTCTCGCCGGCGTAGCCGTTACCGGCAGAGGGCATGTAGCCGGCCACGGTGTCCATGTCCGCGGTCGTCCCGGCGAGCACCATCGGATGACCTGCGGCCAGTCGTGCGGACTCTGTACCTGTCACGTCCTGTTCGAAGAAGTTGAACGTGGCGCGGGTGATGTCGGCCAGGCTGACCGTGGTGAACGTGCCGGTACCGACCTCCGTCCCGTCGAGGCGGACCGACACGGCCACGTTTGAACCGGACGTTGCGAACCGCACGAGCGCGTGACGCCACCCGTCCACGTACGGGATATCGGTGATGTCGACGTTCTGTGTAGGCACGCCGTTGACCGTGTACGACGCGCGCACGATCACTTCACCATCGGCGGGGACGCTGGCCAGCGTCGAGCCGGGCGGGTAGCAGACCAGCACCAGCGACAGACCGTTAGCCCCGTTGTTGAGAACGGTTGTCAGGATCGTCTGAGTGTTGATGCTGTGCGACTGGTCGGTCTTGGGGATGTACGTGCGTGTCCAGAACGCGAGCCCCAACGCAGGGTCGGGCGACACGGTGAAGTTTGCTTCAATGCCGGCGAGGCTGGTCCGGTTCGACTCGAGCACCGGTAGCGGTCCGGAACCGACCAGCGTCGCATCGGCGCCCCAGTCCAGCGGTGACGCGACGGTAGGTGTGAGCAGCCGGATCCGGGCGTCGATGATTCCGCTCACAGCGGAAGCGACCAGCGCCGGCTCTGCCGTGTATGACTCCATGGGCCAGTAGGCGGCGACGACGGGTGAGTAGATGCCCAACCGGCGTACGGGCGACCAGGCGCGTTGCGTCGTGCCGGGCGCGTTCAACCGGCGCAGCACGCCTGTTGCGGTGACCGGGGACCACACGTCACCTTTGATGGCCCAGCGGGTAGGCCACGCTTCCATCTCGCCCGTGACCCGCTCGAGCCCGTCCACCAGCACGCGCACGGGTGTGTTCCGTCCAATCAGCCCGTAGAGCGGGCTGTTCGGGTTGCGTGGGCTGAACCGGCCCGTCCGGTTGTCCAACGTCATGTTCAGTGTTGACGGCGGGGTCCGGGTCGTCAGCGCCGTCTGACCGCGGGTGATGGTGATGTCATCACGCAGGTAGACGTAACTGGTGATGTCGTGCCATGCGGCGGAGTACCAGAGCTCAACGGTGACATCGGTCGTGGGCATGTCAGTTGACGCCTAGCGCCACTTGGACGTTCCCGCCTCGAGCGCGTACCGCCCGCGACAACACTTCGACCAGCAGGTCATCTAGCCGTGCGCCGCCCGACCGGATCTCTATGACGGTCCGTGCGCCGCCGCCGGCCGGTATGACCCGCTCGCCGGCTTGCAGGACGGCCAGCATCTCTGAGCCGGGAGCACCGGGTACGACGCCGCCGGAATGGAACTTGGGTAGTTGCGGAACGCTGATCGTGTTACCGCCGATGAACGGAACCCACGCCGGTACGGACCACGACAGACGACCGATCGTGTTGTTCCATGCGTCGGCTACGAAGTTGAACGCGGCCCGGAACGGGGCGGACACGAACCCGGCAACCTTCTTGAACACGGACCCGATGCGGTCGGGCAAGCCCTTCAACCAGTCCCATACCGATAGGGCGGTGTTCTTGATGAACCTCCAAGCCACTTTCCATGCATCTTGGAACCATGTGGTTTTGGTGGCTATCAGCACGATCACGGCAATCAGCGCGCCCACGGCAAGGACGACCAAACCGATCGGGTTTGCTTCCAACGCCAGGTTCAGCAGCCATTGCGCCGCGGTCCACACGCGCGTTGCCGCCGCGGTCGCGACGGCGGCGACACGGTTCGCCACCATGGCTGTCGTGCTCGCTACGGTGGTGGCAACGGTCTTAGCCATCGGCACGAGCAGGTTCGAGAAACCCGACGCGAGATCCCCGATACCGGTACCGGCCAGGAGAAGCGCCTCACCGGAGAAGTCGCCTTTGAGGATGGCGCCGAACCCGGCCACGGAGTCCTGTACGCCGGTGATGGTGTCGCGGAAACCGGTGGCCCGCTGCTCTGCGGCGTCGAACCCTTCGCCAACCTTGTCGAACGACTCGGCGCCGTCGCGGACTTTGCCGCCCATCTTGTCGGCGGCGGCGCCCACGTCAGCGAAAGCGTCAACGGCTTGTTTCGAGTCGCCGGCAAATGTGAGCGTTACCTGGTTCTGTCCGGCCATCACGCCACCTCGAGTCCGGCCGACCGGGCCACTTCGACCAGCGCCGCGGACATGACCTCAGTGAACTCCCCGCTATCACGGAGTTTGTAATAGGCCGGGTACAGGTAACGCCCGTCCGTGTGGAACGGGCGCACCGTGGCCCGCCGCCGGCCGGTCCGTCCGCCAAAGTCCAACCACGGGTAGTAAGGGGCACGGTTCCCGCCGGCGGACACACGCACCGCGGTCCGGGTGGACTGCGGCCGGATCGACCGTGCCGCCTTACCGGACCGCGTTGGGATGTCCGGCCTAGCCCGGTTGATCACGAGCTCTGCGGACTGGTTGAGCGCGAGCCGTACCGCTTTGGGCATGTCCGAACTGATCTGACGCAGCGTCTTCACGAGCTCGCGCAGCCCCGTCACCTGTATCGCGTCGCTCATGTCGTCCCCTTGCCTGCGTCGAGCTCGGCGCGTTGCGCCTTACGTGCGTAGTAGATGCCCCATTCAACGAACTCTTGGTGTCCCATCCCGTCCCGGATCTCGGCAACCGTCTTACCGAGCTTCTGTGCCAGGTAGAACGTGAACTCAACCGCCGGGTCGTTCTCCATCCGCAGGTAGGCCACTTTTCCCGGCGCCCTCGAGCATCCCGGACATGGCCGCGATCTTCTTCGACACGGCGTCCACCTCGCCGGCCGGCGCTGACTGCATCCAGATGTGCGCTTCCCCCACGGTCAACGCAGGTTCGACCAGCCCCAGCGACAGGATCAACGCCTGACGGTTCTTGGTTGCCGCGACCTCGGAAACCCGGATAGCTTCGCCGTTGGACAACGCCCGGAACCTGATCGTTCCCACGCCGTCAATGTCGTGCGTGTCCTCGGGCAGGCGCGGTTTGAGTAGCTGGTCCTTGTCCATGTCTCCCCTTTGTCCGGACTATGCCTGCGCGGTCGTTGAGATGTCGCCCGACACTTGGAAGTCGGCCTTCCATTTGATCATGTCGGCGACGGGGTTGGTCTCCGTGTAACCGGTCAGGATCGCGGAGAACGAGTCCTGCGGCTTGCCCGTACCCGTGCCCTCAGGCTGACGCACCACGGTAACGGCAGCGTTCAGCGCGTACACGGCCAGCAACGCCGCCCGCGGCCCGGTGCTCGCGGTCGTGTCGTACGTGCCGCTAGCCGTTGCCGTGGCGTTGTTCAGCCCAGCAGCGAACGTGTGCGCGTCCACCCCGTACGCGGACACGTCGTGCGTGTCCGTCGACCGTGGGATCTCCGACTCCGACGTGTACGCGGAAAGGTCAACGCTGTTGACCTTGAAAACGGTGTCCTTACCATGCTTGAACGCCATGCCTACGCTCCCGTTCCAACGACGCTGACATTGAACATTGCGGCCATGTAGTCGACGCCGGCCAGGCTGAGCGCTTCGAACTCCACACTTGTCACGGTCACCGAGTCACACGCCGTGTACGTGTAACCGTCAAGGACGGTCTTCACCGAACCTTCACCGTTGCCGTCTGCGTACGCGGCCAACGCCGCGCGGGTGGCTCGCGCCACGGTCCTACCGGCCAGTACGACGACTTGCAGGGTGAGACTGTCTTGACCGCGGCCGTACGAGCCGTCATAGGTCATCGTGTCCGGGTATGACACGTACGCGGCCGGGACGACCGGCTTCTCCCCCACGACCGCGATCCGTAGCCCGTCGATCGTGGTGAGCGCGTCGGTGAGCTCCGTCATGACCTCGTTGAGATCCACGGTCAACCGACCTCACGCGCACGGGTGTACCCGCGCAGCGACACGGCAACGTCAGGGTCAAGCTTCGACAACAGGCGGAGCTCTGAGCCGTCCGTGGGCGAGCCGGCCACACCGTACGGGGAGTCCCGGCGTTGCAGGAACCGCGACGCCTGTAGCTGGTTGGCGTTGACGACCGAGGTTGGCACGTCAGACCAGCCCCACAACGCGGTGACCGCTACGCCCATGTACCCGCCGTCAGGTTGGGCTTCCGCATCTGTACCGAGCACGATGCGTGTCCAAGCCTTGCCTTTCGACACGGCGTTGGGCGGGTCAAGCGTGTAGTCCGTGACCGTGGTCCCGTCCACGGTGACGACCATCCCGTCCGTGGTCATCACGTCGTCCACGGTGACGACCCACCGGCCAATGTCGTAGTCCGGGCGGGCGGTGTACTTCCATTCCGCCGGCGCCGCCAGGATGCCGAACTGACGGTTGCAGTAAGCGTCTATGGCACGGGCGGCGGACGTGATGGCCACGGCCATCTGGTCATCGTCGTAGTTGTCCGCGACGCGCAGGAACGCGGAGAAGTCAACCAAGTCGATGTAGTCCGGCGCCCATGCCATAGCCACCCCTCCCTAGGCTTCGCGCTCGAGCAGCTGACCCGTGAACGGGTCGATAGCCCGGCCCGTGCGGGCGAGCTCGTCCGCGACGCCGGCGCAGATACCGAACGACGGCGCGGCCGGGTGCTGCGGCGGGCGGGTCGTTGAGCGGGGAGTCTCACGCGACCCGCCCGCCGGCTCGTCCGCCGCTGGTGTCGTCTTCCTAGCCATCCTGCCCTCCCCTGTAAGTCAGCTCGACGTTTCTACGTTTGCGCAGGTCAGAACAGGTGCGCCCCGACTGAGTAGGTGATCGAGTCGGCGTCGCCGTGCGTCATGGTGATACGCAGCGTGGACGGGATCACGTCGTTAGCGGCCAGGTTCGCCGCTGCGGTCAGGCCGGGCCCAATCTTCAACACGCGCGTCTCGGTACCGCCGGTGAACGCTGCGGAAGTCAGCAGGTTGTAGTACTTGCCCGACACTGTGTCGAGCGCGTCAATGGTCATGACCACGGACGGCGTTGCCGCGGAGGCGGTCACGTCGGTGACCACGTGCAGGTAGCGGTAACGGCCGGTCGGCACGGTCACGGCGGTAGGTGTGGCGGTCCGGGCGGCGGACGCATAAACGGATTGGTGCTTTGCCACGGCTCAATTCCTTTCGACAGTGAGCGGCTGCTTTGTGGTGCTGGTTCAGACCTGACCCGCCGGCGGCGTCACACCCCGGTAGATGCCCCCGCCGGCGGGTCGGTCGCTCCCGGTGCTGGCCTAGCCGTCTGGCAGTCCCGTGGGACGGCTCGAGCACCGGTGTCATCGGTTAGGCCGGGTCGTACAGGATCTCCCGGACGCCGGTCACGTCAGAGATCACGGTTGCCTTGTAGCCCCAGATGCCCAGGTACACGTTCGCGACCTCCGTCTGGTCGATCGTCAACCGCTGCGGCGCGGACGCCCAACCGTGGACAACGGCCGAATCGAACAGGTAGCTCGAGGCGACCACACTGCCGGTAGCGGCGAGCGCCCACGCCGGGTAGGCGGTCACGCCGTTGATGTCCAGCGAACCGAACCGGCTGGCGACCGTACCGCCGGCGTTGGTCGGGCCCAATGCCGGGTACAGGCGCCGGCCGTCCGCGCTGACCGCGGCCACCAGCGCCTTGTACAGGTCGATCTGCGTAAACATGTTGTCCATGGTGAAGCCGCCGCGGACGAACTGTAGATCAGCGAACGCCGCGGTGAGCGCCTGGTCCAAGTCGTCGTTGGCAAGGCCGGGCGACGCGGAGAAGTCGATACCGGTCGGCGATGCGGCGTCGAGCACCGCAACGGCGGCGGCTTCAAGAGCCTCGTACCAGCCTTTGAGCATCTGCTGCCAGATCAGGTTGCCGATCTGCGGGTTACCACCCTGGTCCCACGTCTCACGGCTGATCTTTGCCTTACCGGACAGGCCAGTCGGGGTGACCGTCGCGGACGTGGTGACGAACGTCCCGGACGTGGGCTCAACACCTTCAACGTGGGCGGCGACCAGCCCTGACGCGCTCGAGAACTTCGGGAACGCGAACGGCGTGTTGTTGGCCAACGTGCCCTTAACGATTGCTTCCCATACGGGGTAGCGGTAGGTGCGCTGGTCAACGTACATGTCGGGACGCTGACCGGTCGGGTTGAGCTCGTTAACGTCCGTGGTCACCACGTCGAACTGTGCCTGTACCCATCCCAGCGCCCGCTGGTATGCGGCCGTATCGCTGTCCCGCAGACCTGAGATCAGGTCAGCGCTGAACTCATGTGCGGCGGGAAGCAGGTTCCCGCGCCGGTCGAACCGGTACGGGGTCGGTTCGCGGACGAACGTTGCCGCGGTCTGGCGGGTCGCGCTGACGTGAGCCGGCCCGGCGGGCGGCTCTGGCGGGGCGGGCGCCGCCTCGAGGCGGTTAGCCGCGGCCAGGAACGCGGAGAACTGTTCGTTGGTGAGAGTGACGGGCGCCGGCGGCGTTGCTGGCGGGGCGGCGGGCGGCGTGCAGGCCACGCCGGCGGCGTGAACCTGTCCGCACGTCTGGCATTCGTGCATCGTTCCTCCTGTCAGGGACGCCGCCACGGACGTCACTCGAGCATCATCGAAAGCAGGCATTGCGGTCAGGGATGTCTCGCGCCAGTGTGCGCGGTTCACCATGAGCGCGTTCTTACGCTTCGGGTCGGTAACCGCGTCCACCGCGGCGTCAAAGTCCACACCGACGCTGAACCCGTCGAGCACACCGTCTTCGGCGAGCACTAGGGCTTCGTCGCCAGCGGCGCCGCGTGCCACCTTGAACTCGACTACGAGCCCAGCGCGCGTGTCGGTCGCTTTGACGGCATAGCCGATGGCTGCGCTCGGGTCGTGGTCGCGGAGAAGCTTGATCCGGGAAAGGTCGGTGTACTGCAAAGAGCCGGGCGCGAACCGGATCTCGAAACCGGCGGTCCGGGCGTACTTGCCGTACGGCAGGACCGTGCCCTTGATGGTGCGGGCGGACAGGTCTACGGCAAACGTCTGGTCCGGAATGGTGATGAAGTGAGCCGCGGTCGGGGCGGACAGGTGCACGAGCGCCCGCCGGGCGGCGTCCATGGCCGCCGCCTCGGATGGGTCGTCCGGCGCCGCCGGTTCGGTACCTGGCGCTGGTCCGGCGTAGTCCTCTGCGTCGCGGATCTCATCCACGCTGATAACGCCCATGTCCAGGTACATCTTCTGGACCGTCGCCCGTTCGGTCGGGTTGGACTTCATGTAGTCGTTCAGGTCGAACTTGACCAGGTAGCCACGTTTGGTCACGTCGCCCATGGACAGACGGTCGGTGATAGCCCGCATGTATGGCGAGTACACGTCATTGACTCGGGCCCGCCGCCGGTCCACATCGTTCTGGTAGGTGCGGCTGGTGGTCGAGATCCCCAAGTCCTCAGGGTCAACGCCGAAACTGTTGGCGAGCTCGAGCCCTGAGTCTTTCTTGAGCTCGACTAGTTGCAGGTCGGCCGGCGACGGCGCGTCAACAGAGTGGTAGGTGAGGGATCCGGGGATCCAGCCGGTACCGCGTTCCTTACGGGCTGCACGCCACTGAGCGATGATGGCCCGCGCTTCGTCATCCTCGAGCGGGTCTGCCCCGTCCGCCGGCGTGAAGTAGTCCAGCGGGCGCGGGTCGTCTGCGTACATGGCGGCGGCACGGTCAAAGAGCAACGCCCGGCGGATCGCTCGAGCACCAGCGACCAGCACGGCCGGGTTAGGTGAGTCGAACCGGATCACGTCCCGCTCTGATGTGCGAACCCCATCGATCCACACGGACGCGCCGTGCGGGTCCGTGCCGCCGGGAAGGTTCGCCGGTGACCCGCCGTTGGCCGGCGCCTGTAGCGAAACGGACTGCGGGTCTAGCCGCTGGGCCGAGACAGGGAAACCGTCCCATCCACGGTCTAAGATGCGCCACCACGCGATAGCGTCAAACACCAAGTCTTCAACGGTCATGGCGAGCGTGACGACGTTGGGCACGTCAGGGTCAAGCTGAGTGAACAGAGGGTTGGCCACAACCGTCTTGTCGGGCGCCCGCTGCAACAACGGCAGCGTCGCCACGGAGCAGAGCAGGTTACGGCCACGCAGCACGGCCGGCACGGTCAGAGCATCGGCGCGGCTCATCCGAGCGCCACTCACGCCGGTGATGCCGTTCAGGATCACCGCCTGGTCCACGGGCCCGGACGTGAACCTGGCGCGGGTGCGCGTCATGGCGCTCAACCAGCGCGGAAGCCTCATGGCGACAGTGTGACACTCAGGGTGGATCTTTCACCACTACCAACCGCGGCTTGCCCATAGGTGGCGGCAACGCGCGGGCAAGGTGGACAGCGCCGGCCGCGGCGTACGCGGCGTCCACGTGACCTTCGCCGCGCCGGCTGAACACCCAACCGTCACCACGCTTCAACGGCTCCGCCCCGCCCACATGGGCGTTCAGCAGCGCATCATCGTTGTGGACGACCGAACCAGACGCCACCTGTTCCGCAAAGCCCATGCACACGGCGGCGACTTCGGTGCGTAGCTCGGCGACCACCACGCCGGCCGGCGGCCAGCCTTTGCGTTTGGCCATGTCCAGCGACATAGCCGCGGCGGGCCCGCCGGGTAGCCAGCCGAACGCTCGAGGCTTCACCTTTGCCACGAGCGCCGGTAGCGCCCTGCGTAGCTCTGCCGTGGCCCGCGGACCGTCCCACGCTTTCACCGTTTCGATGCGAACCCGCCCGTCAGTGAGCAGCGCGGCGGCAACCACGGTTGCGTGTTGCAGGTCGGGCGCCACGTCGAGGCAGAGCGCCACCCTGCTACGCACCCGCTCGAGGTCTCCCGGCACGTAGCCCTGCTGCCACGCGACCGGATCGATTGCCGGCGACAGGTGCGGCACACGGATGCACATGACCTCCGTTTTGAACCCGGTCAGCTTCGCGCCGCCTTTGGCTTTGGCGGCGCGGGCGGCGTCGAGCAGTACGCCCATGTCCAACCGCCGGCCGACGTTCGGGTTGGCTTGCGCGAGCGCGTACGGGTCTTCCGGGTCCGCCTCGAGCGGGGCGGACCACTCGAGCAGCCCTAGCCGTGACGTGGTGATCCCCTGCTCTATCTCTTCTAGGGCTTGTTCGCGCAGGTCGTTGAGTACAACGCTGCGGTCGTCGCCGGCGTTGGTCATGCACCACGCTTGGAAGTCATGCACGGCGTTGCCGGCCGGGACCATCGCGTCGTGCGCGGAGTAGTCGTGGTGCTGGCGGAGCTCGTCCATGACCAGGCGGTCAATGCTCAGCGAGCGTCCGCCCTCAGCGTTGCTGGCGGCAATCTTGTACCGGGACGCGGCGCCGGTCTCAGGGTCGGGGTACGACCATGACTGGTTCTCGCCGTTGGTCTCACGCTTCCAACGTTCCGGACGTTGGTCGTCCAACAGGCGCGACCGTTCTACCAGCGTGGTCGTCTTCTTCCATGTCTCAACGGCGTAGTCAATCTTCGTGGACGTACCGAGGATGATGGGCACGCGGTCAACGAATTGCCAATAGGCGGAGAGCACAACGGGGATCTCTGTCTTACCGTTCTGGCGGGCGGCGAGCACCAGCACCAGGCGGAACCGCGGGCGCCCATCGGGTAGTAACTCGCAACCGTGGATCAGCGCGAACTCTTGCCACGGATCCGGCGGACGGTTCAACACGTCGCGGGCGAAATCGATCACGTCAAACCCGTACGACGTTTCCGGCGTGAGCTCGCGCAGCGGCGGCGTGTACAGGCGCGGCGTCGAGCTACCCAGGATCGACAGCGCGGAGTCTGATGCTACGGCCGCGGAGCTCATCCAGTTTTGTGACGCCGGCGGGCGCATTTGGTTGTCCAATCTTGACGCCACGCCCGGCCACGGTCATCCCTAGCGCGTTCAGGCAGGCAAGCAGCTTCGGACCGAGCTCGGCGAGCGTCCCGGCTTCCTCGAGCTTGCCCGCCGCCTGGTCGATCAGCTCGGCGTAACGGATTGCCAGTTGTACGGCCGCCGCGTCGCGTTCTGCGGGCGGGGATGCCTTTAGCGCCTCTTGCAGCGATGGGCCAATCTTGGTCGTCGCGGTCATCGGTTGACCTCCGTTGGCGGTTCCTGGCGCCGTCTGGCTGGATCGTCGGGGAGAGGGAAAAAACAG